CGTGGGGAAGCAAGGTGGTGTCCACCAGACCCATATCCCACCCTTCCAGATTCACGCAGCCGTTCTTGAATGAGAGGATTGTAGGGTTGGGCTTGAACTCATCCTGTGTGCTGAACCGCCGCACCGTGGTGATGGTGTTGTTGATGGTGGCCATGGGGAAACCCCGGCCCCGCAGCGACTTCTGGATGTCCCGCTCCACCTGGTCATCCCCATACAGTTGCCAATACTTCCCGTTCCAGCGGAAATACTGCTTCATGGCACGGGCCAGTGGACTGATGTGTTTCAGGAACAGTATGGCGTTACGTTCATGGTCGCCCTTCTCGAACTGAAGGTCTTTGGCCTGTTTGGGTTGATCGGTAATGTTGTCCGGTTCATCGGGTTCCGGGGCCGGTTTCGAGGTGTCAAGAGAACCTTGTTCACTGAATTCCTCGTCAAACTCATCGAACAGTTGTTGTTGTTCTTCACGCTTGGCAACCACTTTAGCCAAGGTGTACTTCCACACCCAGGACCGGGCTGACTGTTGATCACCACTCCGGCGCTCCAGTGCTGCCGTAGCAAGGAAGTGGTTGGCGTCGGAGAGACAGGTCAGGATCGACTCCTTGTTCACCCCAACACCATCCATTTCCCTACAGACGAAGAACAGCGCCAACGACCGATCCGGCGACCCGGTGTTGTCGGTGAAGTCTTCCATGCCTTCACCATTAGCCACCAGGTTTTTCACGTAGTCGGAAACCGGCATGTTATCGAGCGGGACAATCGGCTGTTCACCGTCCCAGTCGAGCTCCACCCCGGTGTAATCCTGATAACTGGCCTGACCGAACCACTCGTCGTACAGCAGGTGCACCGCCTCCGGGTTCTCCACCACCTGATCGTAGCCACCCACGGTCTCCGCTGTGATCGTGAAGAAGCGACCCTCCTGGTACATTTCCCGACCGGCCTTGTTGTCGCAGTGGCCGGAACCCGGCAGGCGACCCTTACAAATAATGTGTAGGCCGTTGCCCGATGGGGATCGCTCGGTGAAGGACTTGACGGTGTTGACGGCGGTTTCGGCGTCCGCCCGGAGCGAACCGTCTTCATTGAAGCAGTTGTCCAGGTCGATACCAACGAACGGGTCGTCCGCAGTGAAGACGAAACCCAGGCCCTGATAATCCCCTTCCATCATCGCCAGGCAGGCGTCGTCGAACGAACCCCAGTGGCTGCGACGCTGAGTGCTGGCTTTCTTACCGGTTTTCGGGTCATACGGGACCTTGGTCACCTTCTCGGTGCCGTCCCGCTTCACTATTTTTACCGCCTTCCACACCAACCACTGATTTTCAGAGGCAAGCGCGTCCGGCACCCGGTCCAGCCGGGGTTCAATGAGATCGCCCATACCGGTTCCTTATTGTTCTGTCATGCGCTCTTTTACGGAATCAACACGGGTGGCCACTTTGGGACACAGGTCTCGCCAGGTGAACTCACCTTCCAGGAGCAATTCCATTTTCAAGGCACACGGCAGACCCATTTCACCCTCCTGCATGGTGCGATAGGCGTAGGCGTTGGAAACATCGAGGATGCCGCAGACAATGGCGAACGAGTCGAACTTTTCGACGGCAGAATCAAAGGCTCTTTCAACGGTGTTGCGGGACATCAGGTTTTCCTCTCTTTCAAATAAGTGGCTTCGGGTTGTTGACATCATACAACGAAACACTTAATTTACAACCATCGGTTGTTACCGATTTGCTCTCAACTAACAGATAGAGGATCAATTATGAGTCTTGAACAGAAGGTCGAGGAACTGACCCAGGCGATGAAATCCCTCCCGGCAGAACTGGCCGGGATTCTTAACTCCACGGCTTCCTCACATCCGGAAACTCAACCCTCAGTGGAAACGGTAACCACTGACCCCGACGTTGCCGATAAAGGAGAGGCCACCGTTGGTGAGGGTAAGGCTGACTCCGACGACACTAAAGGTGCCGCCAACATCGCCGGCCGCAAAACCTACGTCTTCGACAAACAGGCGAAACAGGGTCAAATAGTCGAGAAGGGTGGAGAAGTACCCGCCGGTGAACACCTGCAGACGGTCGGCAAGACCAATTGGGACAAGGCGTGTAAGAAGTACAACCTGGACCCGGCGACTGGTCAGCCGAACCAGGAGGAAGAAGAAACGGAGGTTGATGACCTAGACGACCTCGGTACCGACGCCGACGCCAGTGCCAGTGAACCGGACGGCACCGCTGAACAAGCCACCGACGACACTGATGACGACGATGATCTGGGCCTCGATGACGACGAGGAAGAAGACACAGACGGTGTCAGTTATGACGACGTGAAAAAACAGATGGTCACGGTCATGAAAAAGTGCGGTCGGGAAATGACACTGAAGGTCTTCAAGAAGTTCGGCGCCCGCAACCTGGACGAGGTGAAGAAGGAAGACTACAAGTCCATCTTCGACCTCGCTGATAAGCAGATCGCCAAGGCTGAGTAAGGGGTTTCCATGGGACATTCACCATTCAGCCCTTCCGGGTACGACCAGTGGTCTGTCTGCACCGCCAGCGTTCCGGCAATCGTCCAAGACAAGAAATCCGGACTGATTGCTACGGACGACGGTGGTAGTGAGTTCGCCCGGGAGGGCACGGTTGCCCATGCCCTGCTTGCCATGTGCCTTGACCTTAGAATGTCACCCCGAGAATTCATCGACGAGACGATCTTTGTTGAAGACCTCGTTGGTGAGTACCCGGTAGACGCGGAAATGGGTGAGGAAGTTGATCGTGCTTACGAGTACATCATGGACTTCGTCACCCCTGGCGCTCAGGTCTGGGTAGAGCAGAAGCTGCCGCTGACGAAGGTGTTGCCGGGACAGAAGGGGACCGCTGACGTGGTGATCCTGCCGGCAGACAAGAAGCGGCTCCATGTGTTCGACCTGAAATATGGCAAAGGTATGTTCGTCCTGGTGGACAACAACTCGCAGATGAAGCTCTACGGGATTGCCGCCTTCGACGAACTGCTGGACCGCCGGCAACGGACGGACATCAAGGACCTGATGCTTCATGTGGTGCAACCGCGAATCAATAATATCGCCAGTTGGGTATTCGAGAAGGGCGACCTGGAGAGGTTCCGGGTGGAAGCCTACCAACGGTACCAGGAAGCCCAGGACCCGGAACGCCGAAAGTACGTGGCCGGGGAACACTGTTGGTTCTGTGATCGCAGAGCCCGGTGCCGCACTCTCAAAGAAAGCATCTATTCCTGGGTTATTGAGGACCCGGAGGCCGACGCCTTCGACGCCTTCAAGAATCCGGACTCCATGACCAACGAGGAATTGGCGAACCTTCACCCGATGCTCTCGTTCATCGGAGCATGGGCCACCAATGTACGCAAGTTTATGGAAACCCGGGCTGCACAAGGTGAGGAATACCCGGGATTGAAGTTGGTGGAGGGTAAGAAGGGTACCCGTCGGTGGAAGAACGAAAAGGACGCTGACCAGTACCTCGAAGAAAAGGGTCTGGATGAGGATAAGCGGTACAAAAAAGAACTGTTATCCGTTGCCCAGGCAGAGAAAACCATCGGTCGGAAAAACCTGGACGACACGTTCAAGAAACTGTTCGTTCAACCCGACGGTAACCAGTCGCTGGCTTCGCTGGACGATCCGCGACCATCCATTTCACAAACACTCGCTGACCAGTTCGACGATCTCGACTAAGGAGACACATCATGGCGACAAAGAAATCCATCACCGGCAAGAAGATTCAACTCCGCAACGTGAGGCTGTCCTTCCCTACCCTGCACAAAGCTGACGTGCCGAAGGGTTACGACAATGCGGAACCCAAGTATTCCGCCAACTTCCTTCTGGACCCGAAGGATGACATGAACAAAAAGGCGATCAAGGAGTGTAGTGCCGAGATCAAACGCCTGATTCAGGAAGCCTGGGGTAAGGCCCCGCCGAAGATGAAACCCGTCGAGTGCTATGGGAAAGGTGAAATGTTCACCAACAACACCACCAAACAACCCTATGATGGGTATGAAGGTGTCTACGCGATCTCCGCGAACAACAAGAAGCGTCCCAACTGTTACGACCGGGATAAGAGCCAGTTGACCCCGGACGAAGTGGAACAGCGCCTTTACGCCGGCTGCTACGTGGATGCGATTGTGAATTTCTGGGTACAGGACAACCAGTACGGTGAGGCGATCCGCTGCTCCCTGCAGGGCGTCCGGTTCCGGGCCGACGGTGAGGAATTCGGTTCCGGCGGGGCCACGGCCGACGAGTTTGACGACCTGGACGACGGGGAACTGTCCGATGAGTTGGACGATGACTTCGACGACGATCTCGACGATGACGGGGATGATCTTGGTCTCTGATACAACCGTTAGTTGTTTTGCCACTTAGCGGTCCCCAGGGGCCGCTCTTTTTGACCTGAGAGGAACAGACGATGAACCGACTGACAGCATTCATGCACACGCTCGGTGCCTTTGGTGCAGACCCTGCCCCTGCAAACGAGCGCCCGGTCTACCCCTACATTGTTGGTGCTCCGCACCCCCGCACCGGTGGGAACCCGCAACACTGCAAGAAAGGTCCGGGTCGCCGGCATGTCCAGGGTAAGGCGAACCACACCCGTCGTTTCCAACGGAAACTAAGGACCTGCAAGCCATGAAGGACGCCATTACCGACGCAATGATCGACATCGAGACGCTGGACACCAGGCCATCCGCCGTCGTGCTGAGCATCGGTGTGGTCCTGTTCAATCGCCGCAACCCCGAGGTGCCGTTCAAGGAACTCAACCTGAAGTTCGGCAAGAAGGAGTTCCGGGACGAGCAGATCATGATGGGACGGACGGTTGATAAGGACACTGTTCGTTGGTGGAAGGGTCAGGACCCGGAAGCCAAGAAGTTGTTCAAGCAGACGAATGTATCGTCGGTGACCGAGGCTCTGGAAAAGCTGTCTGCCTTCATCCTCGGTGAGAAGGTCAATGTGCTGGTCTGGGGTAATGGCGCCAACTTCGACAACGTGATCGTCGCCAGCATGTACGACTCATTCGATATGGAGGCTCCCTGGAAGTTCTGGAACGACCGGTGCTTCCGGACCTTCAGGGGTGAACACGGCCATATCGCCCGCCCGGGTGAGTTCATAGGTGTGAAGCACGACGCCGTGGACGATGCCCGCCAGCAGGCTCTTTACCTGCAAGCCATCTTCTCCGAGCTCCAGAAGTACAACATTCAATCATATAAGGATCGCCAGTCATGAAAAATGATATTACAGAAATCACCAACGCCCATCCACAGGGAACATTGACAGGTTTATTTTTCCTATCGTTGCATAATGACAACAGACCTAAATACCAAGGTTACATTATTCGGAAGATCACCGATGACGTGTATGCCGCTAGAATTTTCAGTGCCCTTACAGGCGAAGAAACCATTGTTCGACTTTTCAACATCAAAGAAATGATGAATTGGTATTTCTATAATTCAAATGAGGAAATGTTGTTTCGTGTGGAATATGGAATGGACGGTGTGAACTGGTCAACCGAGGGTGATGACGACCTGGACGACCTGGACGACACTGAAATGTCATTCGGTGACTTCTTGAAAGCAATTTTCGACAAGGGTGACGAAGTGGAGACTGACATTCGAGTCTCGCAACTTAAAAAATACTTCGATTATATGAAAGAAAACCCGGGGTTAAGAGTACAAATGGTGATTGGGGGAGAAGAAAAATGAATATCGGTTTCGTAGGAATTCCAACCCACCGTGTTAACCCGGACGCCCTGCCCCTTCGTCGCGGTTCCAGTCAGGCCGCCGGCACCGATGTGGCCTACGTCGGGGAGAAGAACGTCACTATCTACCCGGGCAGTGTGATGAAGCTGGCCACCGGGTGGGCGTTCGCCGTGCCGGACCACATTGCCATACAAGTCCTGCCCCGCTCCGGGCTGTCCACGAAGCACGGGCTGCGGCCGGCGAACACACCGGGGGTGCTGGACCCGGACTACCGCGGGGAACTGTTCGTCGCCCTGGAGAACTTCAGTAATGAGGTCCGCACCGTAAAACCCGGCGACTACGTGGCCCAGATCATGTTCGTTCCCTTCTATAAGCCGCTGTTCCAGATGACCGATGACCTGGGTGAGACCGAGCGGGGCGACGGTGGGTTCGGGAGCACTGAGGGACGGGACCGGGGGTAACTGTGACTGAACTTACAACCAATGATTATGTTTATGACATTGAGGTGTACCCGAACGTGTTCACCTGTTGGGTTGGTAGTCTCAAAACCGGCAAGTCCCGAACCTACGAAATCAGCTTCCGGAAGAATGAAATGGGTCCGTTCAAGGTGTTCATTGAGCGTCTTCGGACCCGGGGTGCCCGGATGGTGGGTTACAACAATCTCGGGTATGACTACCCGGTGATCCACCACCTGCTGACCGATCTTGCGGATGTCCGGGATGCTGAGACCATCAACCGCGCCCTGTTTCAGAAGTCGAAGCAGATTATCAACGCGCCCTTCAACAAGCGGTTTGCTCACGTCATTTGGGAGCGGGACCAGATCGTTCCTCAGATCGACCTCATGAAAATCCATCATTTCGACAACCAGGCCAAGGCCACCAGTCTGAAGATGTTGGAATTCAACATGCGGATGGAAGACATCCGGGACCTGCCGTTTCCTCCGGAGACCGTGCTGACCGAGAAGCAGATTGATTACCTGGTGGAATACAACGAGCACGACGGGGCCGCTACCACCCTGTTCCACTCCCATACTGCCAGCATGATCCGGTTCCGCGAAGCCATGTCAGCCAAGTACGACCAGAGTTTCCTGAACCACAATAACGGTAAAATCGGAAACGCCATATTCATCGACCAGATCGAGCGGAAGATGGGTAAGAATGCCTGTTTCACCCGGGTAGGTGGTAAGAAGAAGCCTCTGCAGACGAAGCGGGAAACAATCAGCCTGGGTGAGGTGATTTACGATTACGTTGAGTTCGAGACTGCCCCGTTCAAGGCGGTTGAAACCTGGCTCCGGGATCAGGTAATCACCGACACCAAGGGTGTCTTCAGTGACCTCCCGCTGGAAAAGATGCTGCCTTTCATGGACTACTCACCCGTTGGTGAGCTCCCGAAGACCCAGACCTGGATGGCGAACTGCGAAGAATCGCTCATTTGCGGTGAAGAATGGCCCAATCCGCCGCGGGTCAACAAAAAGCTACGCCGGTTGTCGGTCATGCTCGACGGTGTTGAATTCGTCTTCGGCACCGGTGGTATCCATGCCTCTCTGCACAACACCCGGGTTGAGTCCGACGACGATTACGCGCTCATCGACCTGGACGTGACCAGTTACTACCCTTCCCTGGCTATCGTGAACCGGGTGTATCCGGAACACCTCGGGGAATCGTTCTGCGACATTTACGAGGACATCAAGAAACAGCGACTCAAGTACGCCAAAGGCACCGACGAGAACAAGGCCCTGAAGGAATCGCTGAACATTCCATACGGCAACAGCAACTCCCAATTCAGCCCGTTCTACGATCCGAAATACACCATGACCATCACCATCAACGGTCAGCTTTCATTGTGCATGCTGTATGAACAGCTTCGCCACATTGAGGACCTGTCCCTGATCCAGGTGAACACCGACGGTCTCACCGTGAAGCTACCCCGCGACCGGGTACCCGAGTTGTTCGAGGTGAAGGAAGTCTGGGAGAAACTGACCGACCTGAACCTTGAGGATGCCGCCTACGAATTCATGCACATTCGGGACGTGAACAACTACGTTGCGAAATACGAGGACTCGGACAAGGTGAAGCGCAAGGGAGCCTACGCCTTCATTCGCCCGGACGAGGACGGCGCTGAACTGGGCTGGCACCAGAACCACAGTGCCCTGGTCACCCAGAAAGCCGCCTGCGCCAACATCATCGACGGCACCGACATCCGCGATTTCATCGAGTGTCACGAAGACGACTGGGACTTCCTGCTCCGGACCAAGGTGCCGCGGTCGTCCTACCTGGAAGGTGACTGGGGCCTGGGGCTCACCGAGACCTTCCAGAACACCAGTCGCTACTACATCGCCGCCGAGGGTCCGGAACTGGTCAAGGTGATGCCGCCGACCGCTTCAAAACCGGATGTGTGGCGTCGGATTGCGATCAACAAGGGCTGGAAAGTCCATATTTGCAACCACTTCACCGGCATCGACCCGGCACTCATCAACTACGACTGGTACGTAGCCGAGGCCGAGAAGCTGGTGGACTTCGCTGAGAGGGAAGAATTGTGAAACTGATGACCATGGGCCATGCCCGACATGGCAAAGATACCGTGTGTGAAATCCTGCGTGACACCTATGGGTTCACCTTCGAGTCCAGTTCTATGGCCGACGCCGGCAAACGTGTGCCCGCAGAAACAACCAGTAGCTGTACCGTCAGTTGTGAAATGGCTGACATGTTGGTTGATAACAACGGCAGCCTGCAGGACCTCCGGTGGGAAGTAGCTGGGTTGGTGAAAATTCTTCGGGACTGGAGGGGTTAACCGTGAGCGAACGAATGATCGAGCGGGACGAAGCCACCCAGAACTGGATGAAGGACTCCCAGGTGAACAGCATCCGCAACCGGGTGCCTCCGAAAGGACAACTGGGACCGGAGGATTGTCAGGAGTGCGGCAACGACATACCCATGGTCCGCCGGGAACACGGGTATGAACTGTGTGTCGAGTGCGCCGGTCGGCGGGAGGTGCGTCATGGACGATGAACCAATGCTGGAACTGGAGGGTGACCGGAAGAAAGGCAAGGTTGCGAAACGGGAGCTTCTGGAGAAGGATGTTGAGGACGCTGTCTGCAAGTACGCCCGGTACCGCTACGGCATGAAAGCCGAGAAGTTCACCTCACCCGGGCGCCGGGCGGTACCGGACCGGCTGTTCAGTGCACCCAACGGGTTCGCCTTCTTCATTGAATTCAAAGCCCCGGGGAAGATAGCCACGCCAAAACAGCAAAGCGATCATGCCGAGCGCCGGAAGCTGGGATTCCAGGTCTTCGTGGTGGACGACGTTGCCCGCGGCAAGAAGATCGTTGAGGCCATGTACTCATGTGCGGCTTAACTGTGACCGGAGATACAACCAATGGTTGCCTATTACAACGAGATCGACCCTTACGCCGCCGAGTGGCTGCGAAACCTGATTGCCATGGGTGAGATTGCCCCGGGCATCGTTGATGAACGAAGCATAGAGGATGTATCACCAGATGACCTTCGAGAATTCACCCAGTGTCACTTCTTCGCCGGCATCGGTGTCTGGTCTCTCTCTCTCCGGAGAGCCGGCTGGCCCGACGACCGACCCATCTGGACCGGATCATGTCCCTGCCAGCCCTTCTCCGCGTCAGGTCGCAGAACTGGGTTTGCTGATGAGCGGCACCTATGGCCTCACTTCCACTGGCTCATCCAGGAGTGTAAGCCTGCAATTGTCATTGGAGAGCAAGTTGCAAGTAAGGCTGCAAACCCTTGGATCGACCTTGTACAAGCTGACTTGGAAACCCTGGGATACGGGTTCGGGTGTGTCGCGTTTCCGTCTGCGAGCGTCGGTGCCCCGCACATCAGGGATAGAAATTACTGGATGGGCTACTCCAGCATCCAGGGACCACTTCCCGGCCCACAGTCCGGAGTACATAGCAGCAAAGAAAACAGAAGGCCACGGAATGTCGAACCTCAACGACCAAGTGCCATTAGCGGGATGGCCAACCCCGACGACAAGCAACACTCGAACAGGCAAGGCGAGTTCGGCCCTGTCCATGAAGAGGGAGAACGGGAGCAAGGTGCAGCAGAGGTTACAGGACTTCGCAGCGATAGCAGGCCCGGCCCGACTAAAGGCTTCTGGGCAGATGCTGACTGGCTGTTCTGCAGGGATGGAAAGTGGCGGCCAGTTGAACCCGGCACATTCCCGCTGGCTGATAGGGTTGCCGCCAGAGTGGGACGACTGCGCGCCTACGGAAACGCTATCAATGCTGAAGCGGCGACAGTCTTCATCGAAACGGTGATGGATTCCATTTGACCACCATTACAACTAAAGGTTGATTATGTCTATTTTTGAAACGCACTTTGACCCGGACACCAAGATGGTAACCCGGTACTCCGAGGTCACCGACTTCGACGACCTGGACGAGGTGGAACTGATCCACGGCGACCCTGTGGTGTCCCGGGGCTGCTACCAGGTTCATGAGGACGGGTTGCTGTTCAGCACCTTCGCCTGGAGTCTCCCGTCTGCTGCCCAGGCAGCCTCGGACCCACTCTGGGGAGACCTGTAATGCTTCTCACCCGAGACCTGATGCACCCGTACCAGAACAAAGCCTCTGACTTCATCTGTGACATCGCCGGTAGCGCGGCGAACGGTTGTGCCCTCTGGCTTGACATGGGACTTGGTAAGAGCGTTTCCGCTGCCACGGCCGCCAGCGACATGCTCGACGACTTCTCGGTGGGCCGGGTCCTGATCATCGCCCCGAAACGAGTGGCCATGACCACCTGGCCGCTGGAGCTCCGTAACTGGGATCACCTGATGCACCTGCGATTCTCCGTCATTGGTGGCACAGCCAAGCAGCGCACGGCGGCCATCCTGCAACGGGCCGACATCCACATCATCAGTCGGGATAACGTGGCCTGGCTGATCCGGATGGTCGGTAAGCAGTGGCCATGGGACATGGTGATCATCGACGAGTCCAGTTCCTTCAAGTCCCAGTCCAGCAACAGGTGGAAGGCCATCAAGTCCGTGCTCCGGGCGATCACACGGGTGGTGGAGTTGTCGGCCACCCCGGCGCCCCAGGGGCTCATTGACCTGTGGGCTCAGTTCTACCTGCTGGACAAGGGTGAGCGACTGGGTGCCACCGAGAAGGCATTCAAGCAACGGTGGTTTCATGAGGACCGGGAAAAGCGCCTGCTCATACCACGGGACTTTGCCGACGGGGAAATTCATTCCCTTGTGTCCGACATCACCATTCACATGAACGCCGAAGACTACCTGGACATGCCGGAGAAAATCCTGAACAAGGTTGAAGTCGATATTCCTCGGGACAAGATGATCCAGTACCAGAACTTCGAGCGGGACATGATCCTGGAAATGGAGGAACTGGACCTGGAGGTGGAAGCCGAGAACGCCGCCACCCTCACCGGGAAGCTCCTGCAATTCGCCAATGGTGCTATCTACACCAACGCGGCCCGGGACTGGGAGTTACTGCACGACGAGAAGATCGAGGCTCTGAAAGAGATCATTGAGTCCCACAACGGTTACCCAATCCTGGTGGCCTATAACTTCAAGTCTGATTTGGCTCGACTGCAGGAAGCATTCCCCGGCGCCACGGTGATGGACGACGACCCCGACACCCAGGTTCGCTGGAATGACGGTGAAATTCCAATCCTGCTGACCCACCCGGCCAGTTCAGGTCATGGACTTAATTTGCAACGTGGTTCAAATGTCATTGTCTGGTTCGGACTGAACTGGTCACTGGAGCTCTACTTACAATTGATCGGCCGGTTGTATCGGCAGGGGCAGACGCAAAAAACAGTTGTAATTCACCACATTATTGCCCGTCACACCGTGGATGAACGAGTAATGCGGGTGCTGGGTCAGAAAGATGCCACACAACGACAACTCCTTGAAGCAGTGCGGGATGTAGCTTGACGTGATTCTCTGTAACAATTGATTGTCAATAATCAGTTGACAACAAAATGAGATACTGTTGAAATTACAACCAAGAATGGCGGAGTGCCCTCGGACTCGCAATCAAACTGTGTGTTGTCTAATTGCTGTTAGTTGATTGCTTTCCTAACAAATGAGTGAAGTCGGACGGTGATCCCGCCACTCGCTCCAGCGTTAAATTGAAACAGAGGAATAGTGTCATGGCAGACCATAGAGATTTCGCACTACGTTTAAAACTCGCTTGTGATCGGTCCACCGACGTGCCCGACTATGGGAAGGGGCAGCAGACTTGGTTCTCGGAACGACTGGGAATCAGTCAGGAAGCAGTACGCCGGTGGTTCGAGGGTGAAAGCCGCCCGCGTCCAAAATTGATGACACAACTGGCGAAAATCCTGAACGTCGATGAGGCGTGGCTGGCACTCGGTGCCTCCAGCGACATGAGTGACAAGGAGAAGCGTCAGTACAATGAACGGGCCGACAGCTTGCTACATGGTGTTTGGCATGTTCATGGCTGCCGGCTACTCCTGTGCCTTTGCTGACGAACCCGGTGATGTGGATTTTTATGCGATCCGTAGTGGCAAGCAGACGGCAATCTCCGTCACTACTGCCTGGGTCAAGTCGAAGAATGTCTTTGTGGCACCGGTGAGAAACTACCACCGGAATAAACTGAACCTATGCGTCGTGCCCGTGGACACCGGTGTATTCGAGACCCTGGTGATGGACGAGGCCGGCATCCGTGATTTCGGTGAAGCCAAGACCGATAACATCCTGATCACCGTGAAGCGTGAGCGCCAGGGTTACCACACCGAGGGTCGAGTCTGGACCCAACTGAAAGACGCTGACATTCTGTAATACAAAATAATGATTCATAGTTGCCCTCGGTGTCTGAGGGTGCTATGTTTTGGTTACAGATACAACTTTAGGTTGTTTTGATAACAGGAGACAGTTGTGATCACATCAGCAGACCAAGCAGTAGCCGTTCAGGCACGTCGCAGGGCAGTAGGGTTAAAGGGTCGCTCGAAGTACACGACCCTCAGTTGATTAACCGGGCTCAACGCTGGCCCCGGACACCGGTGGTTCATGAAATCAACATGCCCACTGAGGAACAGATTAACGCGGTTCTGGGTAACAAAAAGGCGATTCAAATGGAGCTCACCAATGGTCAGTAGAAAGAAGTTCAACGAGGCGGCGAAACGCCTGAAGCGCAAGCAGTTCCTCACGGCTGCCGAGGCAAGGAATGTCATGGCTCGGGAGTACGGGTATCGGGACTTTACCGATATGGAACAGAAGCTGATTGAGCGAGGTGACTGGAAATGAGCAATTCAGTAGGTCAACGTCCCTGGGTACCGGTGAGCGAGGTGTACGATCACTTCGGTTACAAGAACCAGAAGTCCGCCCTCACCGCGATCACGATGGGTAAATTCCCGGTGGAGACATTCCGTATCGGTCGGGTCCGTGCGATCCACCGTGACGTTTACAACGCCTACTTCGACCAGTTCAAGGATGAGGGTCTGGAGCGGTTGCTGGTCGGTACAAAATGACCCTTCAAAATGTTCAACTTGCGGTTGACTCACGAGGGTTACCATTAAGGTGTTGATCGCCGGTTGAAAATATCCCGCCAGCCCTTGGGGCACATAGACTATTCACTGTATTTATTGTGGAGTCATATGTCATGGACCAGACTTATAATGCGTCATTGGATTGTGGAGCCAAGGGAAATTTGAAGATAGGCGAAAACCGCGCTCAGCGTCCCC